AGTGCTGGCGTCTCTACTGATCTGGCTGAGGCTGCAAGTGCTCTGGCTGCTCCAGCTGAGAAGAAAGTAAAGCGTAAAGCTTCAGCTTATTCGATAAAATACGGTAAGGCATTCAAGAAAGTAGCGAAGAAGTATAAGTTAAAGTCTGGGGCTTGGGCTAAGAACGGATTCAAGCGAGCCCAGAAAGAAGCGCATAAAGTAGCAAAGAAGATGAGATGATATTATGGAGAACGAAGATACACGTAGACTTAAGATAGAAATTCCCTCATGCACATTATCTAAAGGCGCTCCCGATCCATTATGGACAACTACTCTCCTTTCTGGAGGATGGACAACTAATGATCCTGCACTAGGCACTTTAGTTGCATATTGGGCTGGGACTATTGATCTCTCTGGATATGCCAGAGAGATGAAAACATTCTATCCTGCTGGAGGAATGATCCAATCTGCATCATTTCCTAATACAGAAGTAGGAGGAGAGGGTTCAATCCTTTACACCATTGTTTCTTCGATACCTTTGGATCCTTTGACTGTTGTAACTAATATCCTTGGAGGTTCTGGTGAAGGTTTTATTTCGATTATGGTAAGTCCTGGTAATCAAAATTGGGAAACTGTAATCTTTGCAGAAACTGAAACTTCAGTAGTAAATGCAAACATCACTCCAAATGTATTTGGAATTCAACAGCCATTGATAAATCGACAATCGGGTTCATTATCTCCAACAGCTGCAGATACTTTGTACGTTATGAGAATGTTAATTCCACTCGGATCAAATCAAACGTCTATATCGGTTCCAGCCTCACGTGTAATCATACCAGGTGTATTTGCAAATGAACCTGATGTTGAGTACATGATGCGCCTAAAGCGATCAACAGAATTATCTCAACAGGTGTGATTAGTATCATAAGCAAGTGGGATGTTCTCCTTCTTACCTTCGGAGCTGGTACCTTTGCCAGTAAGACAGTTATCAAGAGAGTTGCTTTTGGTGGCGCAGCATTAACAGCTAACTATAGCTGGCAGATGGCGAGATTAGTTGGAACGGTTTTGCTCGAAGAGGCATTAGCTCCAGCTGGATTACGTGCATTGACACAAGTCAGGAACTTAACTTTGTTTGGTTCTGCTCCTGCAGCTGGTGTAGCGAGTGGAGTTCTTTTCTTTGCTGTAGCCTTCCCTCTGGCAATGTCATCATCCGAGGGACAACCTGGTCCTGATCTATACACTCTGGAGATTATGGCATATGAGGAGAGTGTCACTTGGCCTGGAAGTGGCGGGATGTTAATTTGAGGGATCATTAATGGATGATTCTATCGAACAAAGAATTCTACGCCTGGAGCGATTGATCTATTTGTTAATTGGTTTACAACTTCCTGATCTACTTCCTTATCTTGGTGCGCTCTAATTCTTCCACCTCTGGTAAGAATAATTTATTATAGGGTTCATTAATCCAGATGGAGATTATCTTTCCACTGTTTGTAACCCTCATGTAACCAACAATGCGTGGTCCAACTCGGATATATTCATGATGACTGCCTTCACTCATCATATTCACCTCGAAGTATCATACATCCGTCGCATGGACAAGTTTCATGATCGCACGTGCAATCACCTGGATAATATCCCTTGCAAACTTTGCAGGGTTTGGCGTAAACATCATCATCACTCATTCAAAATCCCTCAGTGATGTTTGCTTCTGAACTTCTTTCATCGCACGTGCAATTAAATCTTCAATAGATCCTTTGAATTCAACATCTATTTCTATCGACTTCTCGATGATTGTAGCTGCTAGGATGTGTGCGACCTTCGCCCACTTGATACGACGCATGGTTTCAGTGGCTAAATCCTCGCCATTGTCATAGCTTCTGAGTGCTATTCGCACCCATTGGCTAAAGTTATCTATATTCTGGCTAATTCTCATCGTACTTTCGTCTAAACTTACTATCTTTTGGACCTTCATTCTTGGCTCACCAATCCATTCCAATTGGTTTCTTGGTATATACATACCGCTATTTTTTAAAAAAATCCTACTATACCCCTTAAATGGGTGTTGTTTACATGGGGTGGGTGTGCGGGGGACTAACTAAAGGTGCTTTGTCTGATGGGCTCGCTTCGCTCGCAAAGATATGAATCCGGGTAAAGAACGAACATGTTCGCTTTGTTTAATAACCGTCAGCCATTGGGAGTGCTATGACCAAAGCAATGACCGGCTCATTTTACCTGACTGAAACTGTAACGATTCCTGTTGGATCTGCAATAAATTCCCGATTTTCGACATCCTTAGACCTTTCAGCATATGTAAATGTGCCAACTGGTCAAGCGATTGCTATAACCAGTGTTGACTTTGTACACCAGGTAGGAACTGATTTCGGCATGAATGCAAATTCAATCCTCTCTGGTGGTAATGGTGCAGTAACAACTCAACTTACTGACCAGAACCCTGGAACTGCATTTGTACGTGCTGATAATCATTCTCTAGTTGCAAGTGGTGCATTAAACATCGATGATACAAATAACATCGTATCTCATGCCGCTGATCTCTATCCTGACAACTTCGGCCCTGCATCACTGAGTGAGGCTTTCTTAGTGGTCAATGATACATTGTTCCTAACGTCTGGAATTGATGGAACTGTTGGAGTAGCTACATTAGGTGAAACTTACGTTACAGCTAGAGTTCGATGTCAAGTTGTCAAACTATCGAATAAAGATTGGATGGCAATTGCAATACAGAGTACCGCTGACCAATGAGGAAGGATTCCTTATGGCATGTGAGACTTGTAAACTTCTTCAGGAGTTGTTACACAGTGCTGGCGTCTCTACTGATCTGGCTGAGGCTGCAAGTGCTCTGGCTGCTCCAGCTGAGAAGAAAGTAAAGCGTAAAGCTTCAGCTTATTCGATAAAATACGGTAAGGCATTCAAGAAAGTAGCGA